AAATCGGCGAACACCAGCAGCGCCGGGCGCACCACGCGGGCGGAAAGGGTCGCGTTCGACAACGCCATCAGTAGGATTCCTCGGCGCTGAATTCGTGGCCGTAGATCCGCCCCGGCGTCACTTCCCACCCCGGCAAGTGGGTGGCGCGCATCAGCCCCCAGGGCCGCGCGATCTCCACCGTGGCGTCGAACGCGGGCACCTCGCGCAGCGGCGTCGCCAGCAGCGCCGTCGCTGTGCCGCTGATCGATGCCTGCAGATCAGCCGTCAACCGCACCAGCTGCTCGTCGCCGCTGGGCAGGAACACCGTCAGGAAGTCGCCCGCGCTGGCGTGCTTCACGCTGGGGATCATGCCGCGCAGGTTCAGGCTGCGCCCGGCGCTGCCGGTGTCGGCGCGGATGCGCTCGGGCCAGAGCGAGGCACGCGCGCCCGTCACGCTGCCGAAGCCGGCGGTGAGCCCGTTGTTGAAATAGACGATGGCGGACACGGTGCCGACCGGGGCCGTCAGCGTGGCATAGACACGCTGCCAGCTGCCCGCCGTGGCCACCGCCACGATGTCGAGCCCCAGCGTGGAGATCAGCGAGCCGCCGCTGTTCAGGAAGTTGGCGGCCATCGAAAGCGTGCCCGTCGAGCCGACGGAGCGGAACGCATCGCAGGACAGGAACAGGGCTTGCCCGGCCGCCACCGTGACAGGGATTGCGCCGTTCGCCGTTGCGCTGTTTGCCGCGCGCGTGCTGTCGGTGTAGAGCCCCGCCTGGGGGAAGCTGGGCGGCGCGCCGGTTTCGACCAGGTTCCACGCCGAGCCGAGCACCCACGGCGCCGAGCCGGCCACGAACTCTGGGTTCAAAATCATGTTGTCGAGATCGCCGTACTGGCTCTGCTCCACGGCAGGCAGGCGGAACTCGGCGCCGGGCACCTGGCACGCGGCATCGAACGCGGCATAGTTCGTGCGGGTCAGCAGGTTGGTTGGCACCACCTCGCCCGTCACCTGCCAGCGCGCGGCGGTGCCAAAGTCGAGCTCGGGCCCGCGCCCGGTGAAGGCCGAGCGTTGCCGGTTCAGCCGGCCGCCGGCCTGCTGCCACTGCGCCGATTGCAGCACGTGGCGGGGGAAGGGAATCAAGGTCATCGCTCAGCCCCGGCTTCCGGGCAGCCGCCCGCGTTGCGCCTGGCGGATCACGGCCCCGGCCGCTTCCGCCCCGGATTGCCGCGACACCGCCAGCACGGTGGTGGTGAACAGCGGCGACGGCTCGGTGCGCACCACGATTTCAGTGGGCCCACGCCCGCCGCCGCCAAAGCCGCCGTTCGGCACGATGCCGCCCGAGGCGCGGGGGATGAACAGCTCGGGCCCCCGCTCGCCGACGAGATAGGCCCGGCCCGCCGCCACCGGCCCGCCGCTGGCGCGCGCGCCGCCGAACGCCGTGCTGGCCGCCGTGAACAGGCTGGAAATCAGCCCGCCCTGCCCGTTCTTGCCCAGCAGCAGGTCGAACAGGCCGTTCGCCAGCGCCTCGGCCGCAGCGGCCTTGAAGCTTGCCACCAGCGCGTCGCCGATGCTCTGGCCGTACACGATGGCCTGCGCCAGGTTCTGCGAGATGTCGCGCCCGAACTGCTGCGCCTGTTCCAGCGAATTGGCCAGCTTCGAAGCCTCGATCTCGCGCGTCACGTCGCGCACCTCCAGCATCGTCTGCAGCAGCCGCTCGGCCCCGGCGACGGGCGTGTCGCCAAGCGTGACACCCGGCGCGGCGATGCCCTGGTCGCGGAGCTCGGCGGGGGAAAGCTGCCTCGGGGCAGCGCGGCGCTGAACCCCCCGGGAAGCCCGGGCCGCCGTCACTGCGCGCGAAGGCACCTTGGGAAGGCGCTTGGCCGACACCACAATGTCGGGCGCAGAAACGACAGCGGCGCTCGCCGTTGCAGCCGCGGCGGGAGAAGAAGGGGCAGTGTAGGTGGCGCGGTCGATTAGGCGCGGCAACGAATTATCGACCGTCCACTGGTTGATCTTTTGGAAGAAGCTGATTGTATCGGCGGCCAAAATGGTCAGCCGAGCTCGGCTGAAAGACACAAATCGGTCGATGGCCTCGTTCGCATCGGCCAGCTTGTCGACATATTCTTCAGAGATCACTGCGCCCGAATCGCGAAAAGCCTGCTCGCTTTCCTTAAGGGCCGCGCCGCCGTCCCGCAGCGCGGCGGCCAGATCAATGCCCACCTTGCGGCCAAGGATGTCAACCACGTCGGCGGTAAACTGCGCTTCGGTGGCGTAACTGCTGGCGCTGGCGGCGATGGCGTCCAGCAGCTCGTCGGTGGTGTCGATCTCGCCGTTCAGGATTTTCGAGGTCGCGCCCATCCGGTCCAGCGCGTCGATCACGCCCTGCGCCGCAGTTCCGCCTTGCACGGCGCCCAGTGTTTCGGAAAGCCGGTTCAGCACCTGATCCGTCTGCTCGACGGAAAGCTCGAGGGCCCTGAGGCCTTCGCGCAGGGTCTGGTAGCGCTCAATGCTCACGTTCGCCTGCGTCGCGGCAGCGTCGAGATCGTCCGCAAACTGAAGGACGCCGCGGCCGACTTGCGCCAGCCCCGCAACACCGAACGCCGCGATGGCCCCGGAAAGGGCGCCAAGGGCAGCAACACCCCCGCCCTTCATGCGGCCGAACGCGCCCTCCACATTTGCAGCCGAACCCGTCGCCCTGCGGTCGAAGTCCGCAATGGCCCGGTCGGCGTCGTTCAGGCTCCGGCGCAGCAGCTCGACGTTGGCGTCGATCTGCAGCACCAGGTTCTGGGTGTTGTCCGCCACTAGTTGCTACCTTCCCAGATTCGCCAGTCGCTCGGCTTCGGCCCGCTCGGCGCGGTAGTCGAACGCCGCCCAGAGCTCGTGCGGGGTGGCGCGCCAGAAGGCTTCCGGCGTCCATCCCAGCTCCACGGCGGCCATGCCGGCCAGCCTTCGGAACTCTATTCCTTCGGCGGTTCCGTCGCCGCCGCGGCGTTTCCCGGCTGTACCCCGCCGCCGAGCGCGCCCACCAGGAACTGAAGCACCGGCTTCAGGCACTCGGTGATGCCCTTGTCGAAGATCAGTTCCTGGCACTTGCGCGCGGTGTAGCTGTCGGCGTGGGGGTTGCCGCGCTTGCGCTCGCCCGCCTTGATGCCCTCGCAGACGATGACGCCCATCTCCTTCAGGCTCAGGCTGCCTTCCTGGATGGCGCGGCGGGCCACGTCGACGATGCTGCCCAGCTGCTCGTCGATCGCGGCCACGGCCTCGTAATCGGCACGAAGCACATAGTCGCGATCGAGCGAGATCTGGAACTCGCCGCGGTGCGGGTTCGCCGTCATCAGCCCAGCGTGTCCGTCGTCGGCGCGGCGGCCAGCACCAGCGTGAAGTCGAACGCCTGCGCGGCGTTCAGCTCGGCGGCGTCGTTCAGATCCTGGATATACATCGAGGCCTGGAACACCACGTCGCCCACGCCGTAGGGCGCCTTGCGGATCTGGAAGTTGGTGGCGGGCTGCGGGTCGGTGTTGGCCCGGCTGAACAGCCGCTCCTGCCCGTTCGCGTCGGGCAGATCCTTGATGCAGCTGGCCGAGATCGTCAGCGCGCGCTGGCCGGGCATGCTGGTGCCGTAGCTGCCCGAATCCTTCGTGCTGGTGTCGATCTGGTTCGCCTGCCGGTTCACCCGGTGGCTCACCTGCCCCGCCAGCGGGTTGTAGGTGCCCGGCGTCCCGCTCTCGATGTAGAGCCGATGAATGTTGCCGCTTGCCTTTGCCATTGTCGTCGTCTCCTAGAGGGTCGAAGTCACAGTTGCCGCCCAGTTCTGAAGGCCGAAGAACAGGGTTTTCTCGTCGTTCGATCGCGCGCCGCTGCTGGCCAGCGTCGGCGGGGTGATGCTGATTCCCGGGGCCGTCAGCGCCTGCCCGGAAAGGGCGGCGAAGCAGGCCGCCATCAGGTCTTCCGCCGGCACGGGGCTGCGGCCCTTCACCACCGCGATCACTTCGAACGTCGCGTCGAACGTCGCCTGGTCCTTCGTCAGCGCGGGCGGCAGCGCGAACTCGCCCAGCAGGATGAAGGGCGGCTCCATGTTGTCTTCCGCGCGGCTGTAGATTTCCGCGCCGATGCCCGCCGCCGTCAGCCGGTCCAGCACCGCCTTGCGCAGCGGCTTTGTCGGGTCAGCCATCGAAATTCCCCGTCGCCGCTTTCGAAAGAGCCTGCCGGAACGCGCGATCGAGCCCGGGGCGGACAAGCCGCCGCGCCAGCGCCTTCGTGCGGCCTTCCACGATGTCGTAGCTGCGCGGGCTGATCGCCTTCACCCGCAGCTGGTAGGGCTGGCCCCCGGCCTTGCGCGCGCGCACCGTCTGCGGCTTGCGCCCGGCCTCCAAGATCCAGCCATAGAAGAACTTGCTGCGCTTCGCCTTCGTCAGCAGGCCGACGCGGAGGCGCATCGTCTTGGCGAACACCTTCGCCTCCAGCGCGCGGCGCAGCGCGCCGGTGCGCACCGGCGTCTCGGCCCGCGCGGCCGACAGGATCACCGGCGCCGCTTTCTCCAGCTCGGCCACGATCGAGGCGCGCGCTTCATCCGGCAGCCGCTTCAGCAGCCGGCGAACCTTGCCCGCGCCCTTCAGCCCCGATTTCCCGCGCCGCGCCGCCATCACGCCGCCCCCGCCGCGCGGAGGTCAAGCGTCAGGCGCGTGCCGTCGGGCCGCAGCACGTCGCAGCGGTCCACCTCGATCAGTTGCCCGTCGAGGTAGCCGAAGGCGACGCCGTTGTTGTTCGCCTGCGTCCACGTGCCCCGGTTGTCCGGGGTGCCGCCGCCGTCGCCGATGCCGTTGGTGCTCCAGTTGTTCGTCACCACCTGGTTCTGCGACACGTTGGTCAGCAGCATGCCGAAGGTTTCGGCGACGCACAGGTTGCCGTCGAAGGTCATGCCCTGGATGTCGCGGGTGGTGTTCACCCGAAGCGCGTAGATGCCCGCCGCGTCGCGTTCCTCGGCGGTGTAGCGGCTCCACAGCACGTTGCCCACGATCTGCCGGTCGGAAGCCGTCAGCGGGTTCGCCTGGCTCTGGATCGTCAGCGGGCGGGTCGTGTTCCAGATCAGGTTATACCGGAAGCGGTTGCCGCGCTGGTCGGCGTAGATGCTGGCGCCGTTCGCGTGCACCCCGTTTGCGGCCGAGATGATGTTGCCTTCCACCACCCCGGCCTGAAGGTTGCGGCTGCTCGGCAGCGCGGTGCCCCCGGTGCGGGTGATGACGTTCCAGCGCACCGTTGGGCGCGTGCCCTGGTCCGAAATGCCGCCCGACAGCGCGACCCGCTCGATGCGGTTCCAACTGAATTCGCCGTCGGTCGTCCAGGTGCTGTCGATCGCGTGCGCGTCCCAGCAGTCCGTGAAGGTGCAGCCGCGCACCTTGTTCCTGAGCGGCCCGCCGGCGGTGCTGGCGAAGCTGACGGCGTTGATGCCGACGAAGCCGGAAAAGCGGAACCCGCGGAACTCGAGGTCGGTGTAGCCGCCGCCCACCCGCAGCGCCTTCCAGTTCAGCGTCGACGGGTCGGAAACGCCGCGGCGGATCACCTCGCTGCCCCGCGTCAGCACGATCGCCTTGCCCGGCGCGATCACGGCATAGTCGCTCGGTTGCGTCACGTGGCGGACGTGGTTGAACAGGAAGGCCCGCGTCGTCGGGGTGTAGGGAACCGGGCTGAAGGCGCCGCCGGCCAG